TATCACTAATGCAACTTTAGAGGTTGCCCAAGACAAAGTTAGAAGAGAAAGAGCTAATGGAGTCAAAGGCTTAAAAATAGTACCAGCAAAATAACTTGCAAATTTTTTAATTTTAGTCGATTATACCCACATGAATAAAAATAAATTCACTTATCAAGGAAAAGGTACAGTAAAAACTAAAGACGTACAAAGCGTTGCAGTCAACACTAAACCTACCCCTGGTATGGGCAAAGGAAAAGCGAGAGGAGTAGGTATCGCTGAGTTCGGTACTAAGTTTTCTGGCGTTAATTAATGTCAGCTATTAATTTAAGAGACAAATATATAAAAGCTCTTGAAGATAGAAGACAAGACGTGGTTGATCAAATGCTAGCTGGAGTTAAAAGCATAGATCAATACGAATTTTTGCGTGGTCGTTACAGTTCTCTGGCTGACGCAGAAAATATATTTAGAGAGCTGCTAGGAAAATATATTGATGAAGACGAAGAATCAAGTAGTGGTTCCTGACCACATAGCCAAAGAAATAGAAGAGCAAAATAAAGAAACTGGCGAGGCTTTAGATGAAACTTATGTGCCAGAAGAAAAAAGAGTTTTAGATCCTACACTTTTAGATCAGAGTTTAATTGATCGTATGCCACAACCACAAGGTTATAGAATATTGGTTTTGCCTTATGCAGGTACTGGAGTATCTTCTGGTGGTATTCATTTAGTAAAAAGTCATATTGAAAGAGAAACTTTAGCGTCCGTTTGCGCCTATGTGGTAAAAATGGGAGATGGATGTTACAACGACTCTAAAAAGTTTGGCGACACCCCTTGGTGTCAAGAAAAACAATGGGTATTGATTGGCAGATATGCTGGTGCAAGATTCAAGTTAGGAGATGATGCTGAGTGTCGTCTCATAAATGATGACGAAGTCTTAGCCACTATAAAAGATCCAAACGATATAATTGCAGTATAGGAGTAAAAATGATTGAAGAAGCAAAAGAGTCAATAGTAGAAGAGGCAGAAGGGGTTGAAATAGTAGAACTAGATAGTCCTGCGCCTGCGCCAGAGGAAGTTGAAAAGGCTGAACCTGTGTCTACAGAAGAACCTGAGTCAACAGAAACTGTTAAGGAATCTGTTGACGAAGAAGAGGAGCTAGAAGAATATTCTTCTAAAGTACAAAAAAGGATAAATAACTTAACTAGAAAACTTCGTGAAGAAGAAAGAGCAAAAGATTCTGCTTTAAATTATGCTCAACAAATACAAGAAGAAAATAAAAAATTAAAAGGTTCTAAAGAAGTAACAGAAAAAAACTATTTGACAGAAGCAGAAAGTCGATTAGGTTCTCAAAGAGTACAAGCTACAAAAGCTTTAACAGAAGCACAAGCCAATGGAGATTTTGAAAAGGTTGCTAAAGCTACTGAAATCTTAACTAAAATAGCTGTTGAAGAAAATAAAATACAAACGCAAAAAAAAGAGCTTGAGTATCAAAATGCTCAAAAAGAAGAAGAAAATTTTCAAAATAATTTCAACAATGCGGCCAATCCAAGACCAAATCAAATAGATCCTAAAGCCCAAACTTGGGCAGATGAGAACGAATGGTTTGGTAAAGATCAGATTATGACTATGGGTGCTTTTACAATTGACAAACAATTAAAGCAAGAAGGATTTGATCCCTCCACAGATGAGTATTATACTGAGGTTGATAAACGTATGAGAGTGGAGTTTCCGCATAAGTTTGAAGACAATTCAAACGTAGCAGAAAAACCACAACAGCGAGTGGCATCGGCGGCTAGAGTGGACTCAAGTACATCTGGTAAGAGGCAAGTAAAATTGACTCCATCAGAAGTTCAAATGGCTAAAAAATTAAACGTACCGCTTACTGAGTACGCAAAATTTGTAAAAAGGTAAACTAAATGACAAATAAAAAAACAAAAATAGAGAAGGATGTTGAACAGAATTTTAATAACAGAACTGATCGTTCTGCGGACACTCGAGAGTCCCAAGAATCTCGCAAACCTTGGCAACCACCAACAATGTTAGAAACGCCAGAACCACCTGAAGGCTATGCTTACAGATGGATTCGTGCAGAGGTCTTAAATAGTCCTGATAACAAAAATATTATGTCTCGTCTGAGAGAAGGCTTTGAACTTGTACGTTCAGAAGAGATAGGAGATTTTCAGTTACCAACTATACAAGATGGAAAACACGCAGGTGTTGTATCAGTAGGAGGGTTGTTGTTAGCTAAGATACCTTTAGAGACAAGACAGGAAAGAAATGATTATTTCAATAAAAGAGCTGCAGAAATGCAATCTGCTGTCGACAATGATCTTATGAAGGAATCCGATAGTCGTTCTCCAATCGAAAGACCGAGAAGGACTTCAAGCGTAACTTTTGGCGGTGGCAAAAGGGAGTGACACTTAACACAAACTTAAAATTAAGGAAATAAAATGGCTAATAAAGATGCACCTTTCGGTTTTAAGCTTGTAGGCAAATTAGGTTCGAGTGTTCAAAATAACGGAACTACTGAATACGAAATTGCTTCAGGCGCAACTGGAAGTATTTTCTCAGGAGATCCTGTAAGAATGACTGCGGCTGGTACTATCCTTGTCCATGATGCGGCAAGTGAGCAACCAATCTTAGGAATTTTTAGAGGGTGTCAATTTAGCGACTCTGCGGGTAATGTGACTTTCAAATCTTTTTTCCCGACTGGTCAAACTTCAACAAGTACAATAGTTGCTTTTGTAGAAGATGATCCAAACAATCTCTACGAAGTACAATGTACTGGTTCCCTTGCTTTAGCTGCTGTTGGCGCTAATGTAGATCTAGCTTATACAGCTGGTTCTACTATTACTGGCCAATCAAAAGCTGAAGTTGATTCAGGAGCTACATCAGCTGCTGAAAATTTCAGAATCATAGGCTTTTCTAGAGATCCTGAAAACAACGAAAGGGGTTCTGCTAACGTAAACGTGATCGTTAAAATTAACGAACACCAATACACTACTACTACAGGAGTTTAATCATGGCTATAAATAGAGCACAACTCGCTAAAGAGTTAGAGCCTGGACTAAATGCCCTTTTTGGTATGGAGTACAGCAGATACGACAACGAACATGCAGAAATCTTTGAAGAGCAAACTTCAGATAGAGCTTTCGAAGAAGAAGTAATGATTGTTGGTTTTGGTAATGCACCTACGAAAGCTGAAGGAGCTGGAGTAAGCTTTGATAATGCAACAGAAGGATTTACGGCTCGTTATGAACACGAAACCGTAGCTCTTGCTTTTGCTTTAACAGAAGAAGCAGTAGAAGATAACCTCTATGACCGTCTTGGTTCTAGATATACTAAAGCACTTGCTAGAAGTATGGCTAACACTAAGCAGATCAAAGCGGCTAATATTTTAAACAACGCTTTTTCTACAAGCTTTAATGGGGGAGATGGCAAGCCTTTGATTGCTACTGATCACCCATTATCTTCAGGAACTGCTCAGAATAGAGCTACTACTTTTGCAGATCTTAATGAAACTTCATTAGAAGATGCACTAATTAGAATCTCTACTCAGACAGATGATCGTGGACTTGCAATTGCTTTACAAGGAACTAAATTAATTGTTCCACCACAACTTCAATTTGTGGCGGATAGATTAATGAATACTCCTGGTAGAGTAGGAACTTCTGACAACGACATCAACTCAGTCAGAAATCAAGGAATGCTTCCTCAAGGTTATGTGGTAAATCACTACTTAACTGATTCGGATGCTTACTTCTTGAAAACTGATGTACCTGATGGTTTTAAAATGTTTGTCAGATCGCCTATGCAAACTTCTTTAGAAGGGGATTTTGATACTGGAAACATGAGATACAAAGCCAGAGAGAGATATTCATTTGGATTCTCTAACTGGAGATGTGTTGACGGTTCTCAGGGAGCTTAATTCATATCATCTCAGAAAGGGGTCTTCGGACCCCTTTCTTTTATGTGTAACTTATAATACACTGCCTGTAACTAAAGATATAAATATGAGGTTACACGAACCAAATAGTCTATCTGAAACGCCTTGTATAGGTAGTTGTACCACTACGGTAATTCCATTTGATAAAATTTGCCAAGGATGCGGAAGATCTGTTGAACAGATTCGTGATTGGTGTCAATATACAGAAACACAAAAAAAGCTAATAAATATTCATAATTGGCTTGAATTTGACATTAAACAAAAACGCAGATACAGAGAAATGACTATGGAAAATAAACTTGAAGACATGAGGGGAAGACTATTAACAACAAGATGCCTAATTGAAATGATTTCAGAGGATTTAACAAATCTTTACGGTAAAGATCCAGCCATTAAAGAATCTTACGAGGCTCTTTTTGAAGCTCATCAATTAGTTTTAAAAGCAAAAGAAAAACTTCCTGTTGCTACGCAAGAGGCAGTATAGTAATATTTTAACTCTAGGGTTATTTAAATTTGTTCTATCAACTGACCTAGCAGACAAGCCAAGATGATAGGACTTATTCTCTTGGAGGGAATTATGGCAAAATCAACTTTTAGTGGACCAGTAAAATCACTCGCTGGATTTATTTCAGCAGGTAGCTCTTCTGTAGTAAGCCTGACAGCTGATACAACTTTAACTGTAGAAGCACATGCAGGTAAAATTTTAACTACAAACGATGCTGATGGTAAATTCACTTTACCTAGCATAGTAACAACTTCACCTAGCGATCCTACTGATCCCAATCAACTTAATAATTTAGGAGCTAGTTTTTTCTTTGTAGTAGAAACAGCAGCAACTGATATGGATATAAAAACCGATGGTACTGACAAATTTGTTGGTGGCCTATACACAGGTAAAGATGACGCTACAGGTAAAACATTTATTTCTGCTGCATCAAATGATGTAGTCACTATGAATGGATCTACAAAAGGAGGACTAGCTGGTAGTATCGTTAAGGTTACAGCAATTGCAGCAGCTAAATATGCTATCGAAGGTATTATTTTAGGTTCAGGTACTATAGTTACACCATTTGCTGACGCATAATCGGAGTAAATTATGGCTGACGTAATAACAAGTCAAACTATTCAAGACGGTGGTAAAACTGCTGTCCTTAAGTTTACTAATGAATCAGACGGTACAGGCGAAGCATCTGTTAAAAAAGTAGATGTTTCTGCCTTGGCAGCTGACGCTAATGGTAACGCTTGCACAAGCGTTTCTATATCTAGGATTTATTGGGCAACTAGAGGCATGGGTGTGGATATAGAGTTTGACGCAACTACTAATGTTTTAGCTATACCATTACCAGCAGATAGCACAGGAGATGAATACTATGATTTATTTACTGGCATACCAAATAATGCTGGCTCTGGAGTTACAGGTGATATTGATTTTACTACAGTAGGGCATTCTAGCGGGGATGCTTACTCTATTATATTAGTATTGAATAAAAACTTTTAATGGCTGAATATAAAGGTAAAAAGGTAACTCTCAATAAACCAAGAGCTCTCCGAGCTGGAGAGCCTGGTTATGGTAAAAAACGTAAAGTAGTTTTTGTTATGGGCTGCAGTAGCGAAAGTAAAAGAGTGAAAAGAATTACCTTTGGAGACGCAAATTTAGGTATGCACAAAAATAATAAAGCTAGAAAAAAGTCTTATTGTGCTAGAAGCGCAGGTATGAAAGGCACTACTGATAGATGTAGTGCTAATTATTGGGCAAGAAAGGATTGGGATTGTTAAATGGCTAAACCACAATCAAAAGGAAAAATATGTC